AAGCAAGCCAGCGGTCTCAAATCCACTGGCTTGCACAGGAGGCATCGGCAGCGTTGCGGACTGGCCTAGAGCAGTGGCACCTAGATGCCGCTGAGGAACTGCTTCGAGGGCGTCGTCGCGAGATCTGAGTTGTAGTGGCCAACTTCGGCGTAGCTAGTCACTGGCTGCTGGCTCATGCGGAAGAACACCATTTGGCCAATCTTCAAGCCAGGCCACAGCGGCAGAGGTAAAAGCTGACGGCTGTTTTTTAGCTCCAAGGTCAGCACGCTGCCATGCCAACCAGGATCGGCGTAGCCGGCGTGCAGATTTTCGTAGCCTTCCCTCGCGCGGCTGGATTTAAGGAAAAACAAGCCAGCGATGTTCTCCGGCATGTTGAACACCTCAATCGTCTGAGCAAGGATGAACTGCCCTGGCTTAAGTTCGTAGGGATTGTCTGCGGTGCGTCCTGCAATGCTGAGCGGGCGCATGTTGAGGTCTTCTGCGGACTCAATCATGATCGTGTTGCCTAGCCGTAGGTCAAGGCTGGCGGGATTGATCAATGCCTCGTCATAGTTTTGCACCATGCCATCGGTGCAGAAGGCTTTGATCTCGTAATCGCAGAGAATGGTCATTGGTTGAATGAGTGGTTGATCGGACTACTGAGCTTCAGTCTCGACAATGGGCAGCGACGGACCAAGACTTTTCAGCCAGCACAACATGCACCAATACCCATCGTGTCCTGAAATGCTGCTGTGGATGTACTTATTGTGTTGTCCGTGCTTGGGGCAAATGATCTCCAGTGCTGCAGGCTCGATGTTCAAGAATTCCATGGTGACCAGAAGTGACGTTGACTAATCGGGCAGGGATTCAATAGCGCAGCGGATGGTGTCCCAGTCTTCATCTCCCTGATAGTTGCAGGGATAATCACTTACGGACAACTTCTGCAGTGTCTTCAGCGCCTGCTCCTTCAAGCTCGGCGGCTTGGGGCGGCGGCCGGTGTGGAGATAATCCGCGTAGTGTTTGTCGTAACCAGGCAGGCTGCTGCGGAGCCAATCACAGCACGCCTCCAGCTCCATGTCTGCGCCCCAGCGGGCGGCTTGAGTGACGACTGCTTCAAACTCGTAAAGCGCACCGTGAGTGCCTTCCCACCACTGCTGCATTAGCTCCGGCGGCGGTGCGATCGGGTGGTTGTTGTCAGTCATGAAAAAGAGAAGTGTGTAGATCTAATCCAGCCAGCTCCATGCAATGCGTTGGCAGATGCGCCATGCGTGTTTTTTATCAATGCCGTAGCGCTCTGCCAGTTGCCTGTAGCTGTTGCCGGCAACACGCAACTGGCGTAGTTCACGCACGTGGTCTTCAGTTAGAAACGCGGCGTAGTTTTCCTCGCCGCGCTTGCATGGATTACTCATCTACATGCAGCAGCAACCTGCGCATGTACCAATCGGCTTTGCCGTAATCCTGATCGGCATTGCCTTTGTGCTCAGCGCGCCATAGGTACTTGATGACGTTGCCTTTGCAGTAAGCACGAAAGCCGTCATCACCGAGCGCTGCCTTAATGGCATGGATGCACTCAATATCGCTGTGCTTGTAGTGCGGAGGATGGTTGACAAGATCACTCATCGCCTAGAGCCTCTGCCATGTCGCGATTAATAAGTTCAGCAATGCGCTGTTGGTATAGGCCGGTGTAGGTGCTACAGGTGCGGCCACTTTGCTGATACAGCCACTGCAGGTAGTCATCACGGCGCTGCTCAGTTTTCGGATTGATCATCTTGCATTAGCTCCAGGAGTTCAAGAATATGCGCGGCAAATGCCACGTGTGTCATTACTGCATGGGTGCCGGGAGGGCGCCCGTAGGACGCCTCCCACCACTCCTTGAATGCAATATCAAGTGTGGTTTGATTCATCAGAACACAGGCTCCTCGCTGGTGGTTGCAGCGCCGCGTGGCATGAATTCAAAGCGTTGGATGCTGAGCACATGCTTGCTGCGCTTGGCACCGGTTTCTTTGTCATTCCATTCTTGACGGCGCACGGCGCCAGTCACAAGGATGCTGTCACCTTTTTTGAGCTTATCGACGATCAGCTCAGCGGATTTACCCCAGATCTCGCAGTCAATAGCGTTATTGATCCAGTTGCCGTCTTTGTCTTTACCTTCTTGGATACCACCAGCGAAGTTGGCAACCATGGTGCCAGATTCAAAGGCGCGCAGTTGCGGATCAGTGATGATGCGAACGATGCCGGTTGCGTAGAGGCTCATTTCAGTTCAGTGGGGTGATGCCATTGGCTTCTTCAAAAGCCAAGACTTGTGCAAGGGGATAGCGAACGCGTGGTGTACCTGCTGGTAGGCCAATGCGTGGTGCAGTGACGTAAGCAGGGCCAATGCCGCGTGCGCGTTGGTTTTTGATGGCAGCTGGTTTCATGCCCCAACGTGCTGCTAGCTCATCAGTGGTGAGGAATGGCTCAGTCATCAGCGAAGGGATCCTCAGTGGTGGGGGATAGAGCAGCCTCTCTGGCTAGTGCTAACTCCATGAGCTGTTGATTCTGCTCATCGCTGAGATCAGGCTTGCGCTTATCCATGCGTGCAACGACCTCTTGCAGCTTGTCCAGCGTGTCGGCTTTGGCAATAGCAGCCTTGCCGGCTTGGAACAACTTGGCATCACCTGCAGGCAGCGATGGCGCAGGTGCAGCGGTCACTGTCACCGGCTCCACTTCTGCCTGCTGCATCTCATCAGTGCTGTAGACGCCGGACATATCAGCAGGGAATGCCTTGCGCAATGCCAATGCCTCAGAGCATTTGGCAATCATCGCGGCGCCCATCTTGGCCCATAAGCCTTGGCCGGCGTTGTAGTCAGCAAAACGTGCGACCCCAACAAATGGATGCTGGCTGCCCTTGCGGTGGATGATGGTCTTAGCAGCAGCCGGCGGCTTGCTGCCAAGCCATACGTCAGTCCACTGGCCATCGTCACCGCACCAGTAGGTTTCAGAGCCATCAAGCTGGCCGGTGCGCTCAGCAATAGCACGCAAGCCGTCAATGCCGGCTTGGATGGTCATCTTGCCGCCGCGCTTGATGGCGTAGATCTGCTTGCTGAATGGATCCAGTCCAGTGCGCTGGCAGGCGTAGGCAAACAGCCGCAACTCGTCATTGCTGCAGCCAGGCGCAATGGTGGTTGAGATCAGCTGCGTTTGCTCTGGTGTCCAGAGCGTGATGCTAGAAGTCATCGGATGTGATAGTTGGGTTGGCAGTTAATGCCCATGAAGGCAGGCTGAGCGCTTGGCAGTGATCGCCGTAACCCGGCCACTCCTTAGTGGCTTGGCAGTCGGCAATCACGCGCATGTCATGTTGCCGCAGCTCATCACCAGCAGCCATAGCCGCGGCATCGAGCTGGTAAACCGCAACCGCGTACGGCGCAGTCTTCTCAACGGCAATGAACACAAATCGCTCAGCACCGTGCAAGCCGGCTAGGTAATGGCTCGCTTGCACATGGTAGCGAAAGGTGGCGACGCTACGGGCAAAGCCAGCAGGGCTGGCGTCGGTAGTGGTCTTGAGGTCAACCACTGTTGCGCCGTCATACCAGTCAGGGCGGCACTTGCACCGCAGGCCGGTAGTGGCGTCATCCCACCAGAAGGACTGCTCAGCCTTGCCATGGGCCAGCAGTGCTGCAGCAGCAGGGTGCAAACGCACGCTTGCGGCCATAGATAGTGCAAGTGCCATATCGGACTGCGTGACGGCTTCAATGCCATCAGCAGCCATACGCTCTGCTTGCTCTTTGCCGGCCTTGGTATTGCGCGGACCGCAGACGCCATAGCGCTGCAGCAACTCCTCCGGCTCGAGCACTGCGCAATGCACCAGTGAGCCCAGCCGCATTGCAGCAGTTGGTTCCGGTGCGCTGCGCTTGGGATCGAGGTAGCGGCTCCAGTAGTGGTAGGGCGATTTGGCCACTGCGTGCAAGTGGCTAGCGCTGACGGCTGGGTCGGCGTGGTAGTCGGCGTTGCTGGTCACGCTGCTGTCCCACTGCGCAGTTGGCGGTGCATTCGGCTGGCGGTGCCGTAAGTGGCGACCAGCTCAGGGAATGCATCGAGCAAACGGCGCTTGTTGCCGGGATCAGCCTTGAGGCCAGCGTGCGCTAGCGCTTGGAAGAAACCACCGCCGTGCTGGTAGGCGGTGGCAAAGGTCCAGTAGATGTCTGCTTCGCTCATGGCTTGAGCTGCTCTTGGCAGGCGTGATGGCTGTAGGCAGGTTGCTGGCGGCCGGTGTCATAGGCCATTGCCCAGACGCCAAAGATGATTGCCAGCACGGCAAAGCGGTTGAGATTGTTCATGCCATCAGCGCCTTACGGACGCGATAGGTGGACAGGTTGAGGCGGTCGGCAATGCGCCTCTGGCTCAGGCCAGTGCGGCGCAGTACGCGAATGCGGCGGTCGTCAGAGGCGGTTAGCCAGTCGATCACGGCGACTACTACCAGCAGTGGCAGCAGCAGTTTCCAGATGACTAGCAAGGCGGTTGTGAGCATGGTTCTCGGTTTGGGGTGCCGGTTGCCCGGCTTGTGCGTATCCTACACCATGTGCTGCCGTGGTCAACCCAGCTCAGTAACGGATCGACACAGTTGCGGTACCGTCTAGCGGGACGCCCAGCCTGTAGGCGGCGCCGGCGCTGAGGTCCAGTGAGCCGCAGTCGCAGCGGTCAGTGACTGGCACAGTGAGCAGGCGCCCGCGGTGTTGCACCGTGACGCGTGTGCCGCATGGCAGCCATGGATGCGCAGCGGACACGCCCCAGTGCTGGTAGGTGCCGCCGCAGTACGTGGTGCGCCCGTGGTACCAGCCGTCGTAGACGGTGGCAGTCACCTGCCGGGCTTGAGCAGGCGACAGCAGCAGGATTGCTGCAGTGATCAGTGCACGCATGATGCTCGGTTTAGTGGTGTGCCGGGCCAACCGGCGGTGCAGCCTTACTTAGGGCGTGTTGGGCTCGTGGTGACGCGTCGTGTACCCGGTTCCGCGGAGGTTCGGTTTAGCGAGGGATCCTCTCCCCTCGTGCAACCATTATACACCATGCGCAACCCCTGTCAACCCTACGAGTAATAGCGGCCTCCGATACGGTTGCAGCTGCAGCCACCGCGACTGCAGCACCGCGCGCATCCTTACGGATAGCGCCGACCGCTGAGCAATAAAAAAGCCCGCCGAAGCGGGCCGATCCATCAGCGCTCGAGGTCGTACTCCAGGTCAGTGCAGGCGCTCAGTAGAGCATCTAGCAGCCCATCGCTGCAGATCTCATCCCACCGATCTTCGGTGGTAGCGTCCCGCAAGGCTTGAAGAGCGGCAACGACAGACTCCGCAGATCGGAGCGTGTCAGCCAGTACCTCGAGGCTGGCAGAGAGAGTATTCATTTTTCTAGGTGCGGTGGATGCCGGGATCGCTCCCGACTCCTTCAGTATAGCCCATGCGCCGCCCTGATCAACCCTGCGCAACATCTCTTAATAATGCCTCTGCATCACTGACCGACCGCGCTACGCCCGCAATGCCGCCAGCCGCCTGGACCGCATCTAGCCACTGCTGCTGCTCAGGGCGCAGCCTGCCGGTGGGCGTCTTCACTTCAATGCTGGTGAACACAGCCACCGTGCTGCCGACCATCTCTGGCGTGACGGTGACGCGCTTCCAGCCGATCAGATCAGCGCTGCCCTTGCACAGGCCAAACTGCACCGGTCTGCCGTTCTGATCACGCAGCGTGCCGGTGTTATTGCGGAACAGGCGCGTATCACCATTGCTGCAGGCGATGCGGATCTCTTGCTGGATTTGCTGCTCGCTTGGCACTACGCGCGTTGTACACATGGCGCGCCCACGCTACGGGATTCTTGTATCCCCGCTCCTTGCCAAGTCGGATGAGCTGCTCTAGCGATTGCGCACCACCTTGCTCGCGCCGCTTAGCACATGCTGCCATCTCCACCAGCTCACCATCCACTTGCTGGAGCTCGCGGCGTTCCTGTGGCGCGAACACATGCCCGCACTCGCGGCATGCCTGGACAGCACTGGCGCTGGTGGCAAAGCACTGCGGGCAGACCTTGACGCTTGGCGCTTGCTCACGGTCGCGTTTTTTGATGCCGTCTAGTGACCACTCGCGTGGTTCCAGATGGTGGCCAAGCCTGAGCGTGTTGCCGACATGATCCAGCACCACAGCGCGCTTGCCCGGTTGCGGGCGCAAGCACCGACCGATCATCTGCAGATGCAGCGCCACAGATGCCGTAGGGCGCAGCAGGATGCAGCCGCCGACGCTTGGCACGTCCACGCCTTCGCCAATCAATGCGCAACTGGTGAGCACTTTGAGGTCGCCTACTGCTAGCCGTTGCAGCAGCTCGCGGCGCTGCGCAGCATCCATGCTGCCGTCAATGCTGGCCGCGGCAATGCCTGCTGACTGGAAGAGTGCTGCCACTGCCTCCGCGTGTGCCACGCTGCAGCAGAACGCAATTGCCGTCTGGCCTGGCAAGTGCTTTCGGTAGTGACCAAGGCAGTCGCCCATGATCGTGCCGACACGTTGCTCAGCCTCGCGCTGGTCAAAGTCACCCATGCGCTTGCGTAGGCCGGTTGAGTCAAAACCCGGCGGTGCCAGCACTTTTGCAGCGGCGAGGTAGCCGGCATCCGTCAGTTGCTCCGCTGTTGGCCCTTGCACCATCGCCTGATAGTGCTCGCCTAGGCCGCGGCCATCGCTGCGTATCGGTGTTGCGGTGACACCAAGCAGCTTGGCGTTATGGAAGTGCTCAATCACGCGTGCCCATGTGCCAGCCGTGGTGTGGTGTGCCTCATCCACCACCACCAGTTGGAAGAAATCACGCGGCAGCAGGTGCAGTCGGCGTGCCAATGTCTGCACACTGGCAACCTGCACGGTGCGGGATAGATCCATCGCCTTGCCGGCGCTGATGCGACCGTGCGGTATTGGCATTGCGCGGCTGGCTTGGTCCAGTAGCTCTTGCCGGTGCACGAGGACCAGCACGCGGTTGCCCTTGATGCTGGCCTGCTCAGCGATATAGCTAAAGCACACTGTTTTGCCGCCGCCGGTTGGCAATACCGCTAGGACTGATTTATGTCCAAGCTGGTATTGCAGGCGGATGTCGGTGATGAGTTGTTGTTGGTAGGGGCGGAGGTTGATCATTATCAAAATTGAAAGCTTGCCGCATACGCCTTGACACCGTAGCATTAGCTGCTACACTGCGCGGGCCTTTCCCTTGAAATCGTGCGCTTAAGTCAGCCAACGCATATACGCTTAAGCCAAGACCTATTGCGGCAACTGGATTCTTGGCGTGGTGATCGCATGAACCGCGCTACCGCAATTCGGTTGCTGCTTGAGCAGGCGCTTAAGGAGTCCAAGTGAACCTGCAGCAAGAACTCGCGCGCCTACCCGATGAATGGGGTTTTGTTGCCGTGGATGGGCAGAAGCGCCCGTATCAGTCGGCATGGCAAGACAACCCGCTCAATAAGGATGCGCTGCTGGCTGAATTGAGCAGTGGTCGCGCACGTGCTATTGGCGTGTGCTGCGGCGTGCCATCTGGCGGCCTGTTGTTTCTGGATCACGACGGCAAGTCCGCCAGCACGCTCTTGGCCGAATGGGATCTGCCGCTGTCATCCCTGCCGCGCAGCTGGGTGGTCAAATCTGGCCGCGATGGCCGGATGCAGATCATCTACCGCGTGCCTGAGCAGTATTGGGACGCCATCGCCACACGCAAATACAAGACCGGTGTCATTGATGACGACGGCAAAGCCGAGCAAGTAGAGCTGCGCTGGAACGGCTGCCAGTCCGTTGTAGCCGGCGCACACCCGCAAACCAGTGGCTATTACTGGGTATCAGGCCATGGGCCAGGCGAGCGCGACATAGCAGAAGCGCCGATTGGACTAATTGAGCGGATGCTTAAACCGCAGCCGCAGCCAGTGCGCGCCGAACTAGTCCAGATACCTGATCCGCAAGGTGATGCGGATCGCGCGCGGTCATACCTAGCTGCATTGGATGCCAGCCGCGCTGATGACTACGACGATTGGCTTGCGGTTGGCATGTCGCTGCACAGCGTTGGTGACGACAGCCTGCTCGATCAATGGGAGCAGTGGTCTGCGCAGTCAAGCAAGCACAAGCCCAGTGACTGTCAGCGCAAGTGGCGCAGCTTCAAGAAATCCGGCATCACCCTTGGCACCCTTGGCGATATGGCCAAGAAAGACGGCTGGCGTAGCACCAGTCCAGTCCGGCGCGTGACTGGTGGTCGCACGGCTGATTCAGGGCCGCAGGCTGGCGGTCGTGCGCCAGTAAATGGCAAGCCGGAGAAGTTAGAGGCAGCAGAGCTGCTCGAATACCTGCGTCGCAATGCGGGCGATATCCGTCTCAACATCTTCACCCAACAGATCGAGGTCGACAATCAAGTGATCGAAGGCGTCGACCGCTATTACCTCAAGCTGGCAGAACAGGGCTACAAGGTCGGCAAGGAGTTGGCCATTGACTGCTTGGTCCAAGTGGCGAGCGAAAAGCCATACGACCCGGTGCGGCTTTACCTCGAGCATTGCGCGGATCATGTCGAGCCAACCTATATCGACCGGCTGGCCACCACTTACCTGCGGCCATGCGATGCCGACCTGCCAGAGCCGACCATCTACGACGAGATGCTCAAGCGCACGTTGATCGGTGCGGTGGCGCGCGCCTTCAACCCTGGCTGCAAGCACGACACCGCTTGCGTCCTAATGGGTGATCAAGGTGCCTACAAGTCCAGCTTCTGGGGCTGCCTAGGTGGCCCGTTCTTCTCAGATGCACTCGGCGATATATCTAGCAAAGACGACGTAATGGTGCTCCATCGCTCATGGATGATGGAGTGGGCAGAGCTGGATCACATCACAGGTAGGCGGCACGCCGGACAGGTAAAAGCCTTTCTTTCGCAAGCTGTAGACCTGCTCCGCGTGCCATATGGCAAAGCGGTTGAGTCATTCCCAAGGCGTGGCATCATCGTTGGCACAACCAACAAGACCACTGGCTTTCTAGTAGACGAAACCGGCAACCGCCGCTTCTGGGTCATCCCAACCACCAAGACACAGCAGGACCAGATTGATACCGCTTCGCTAATGCTTGAACGCGATGCGATTTGGTCTGCTGTTGTACATGCCTACAGGGCAGGTGAGACAAACCGTTTATCGGTAGACATGGAAATTCAGGTCACAGAGGAGAATAACAACTATGTCATTGATTCGCCTTGGCGTAGTGCTATTGAGGAGCATCTTGAGAAGCGCCGTACAGTCGAACCGCTTACAACTGAAGAGCTTTTGAATAACGCAATCAAGAAACCCGCCGAACGCCAAACCCGCGCAGACCAGATGCAAGTGGCTTCGATTCTCAAGGATCTTGGCTACGTCGCAAAACGAGAGGCGTCTGGGCGGCGGCGGCGGTACTTCGCAAAGCCCTAGGTCGGGTTGGACGTGCTGAGCCATTGCAGTCACTGGATTTCGCGTCCGTCCAACGTCCGACCGTCCATCTAAGGGTTCAAGAGTTTCCTGATCCCCCTCCTCTCCCCCTTTCCCCTCTTTTATCCATATAGGTTGGGAGGTTGGACGGAGGGGCCAAACCCCAGTCGTAGCAAGGCCGCCGACCTCGTCCAACCTCGTCCACCTAGGTCGGACGCATCATGGAACTAGCCTGCACCGAGCTGGCGCAGAATTAATGCCCGAAATCAAGCTCAATGTCTCTGATGCCGACCTGGCGCGACTCAATGCCGAAGCAGCAGCGCATGGCATCCCACGTGCGCACCTGATCCGGCAGCGTGCTTTGAGTGGTGGGGGTGTTGCAGGATTGACCACGGCGGCGTACCATGCGCTGGTGGCGGACGCCTGCGCGTTTATGCGTGGCGACATGAACCGCCGTCACGTTGAAACTCTTGTCGCCTATGTCATCGCTCATTCACATCCCAGCCAAACAACAGCCGGTGATCAATCGGCTGCATGAGACCATGACCCAAGCAGTGGCGTATGCCGCGGCCATTGCCGACAACGCCACTGATGACGGCGTGCCGCTACCCATGGAGCTGGTCGACAGCTTTGCCGCTGATTACGAACGCATCATCACCAGCCTCGTCACTGCCGCCACCGCCAAATGAAAGCCGTCACCTGTCAAGCCGATCTAGATCACGCGTTGCGCACCATTGCACCCGCTGTTGGCCATCGCAGTCCACATCCGATCCTTGATTGCTGCCTGATCCAAGCCGCTGGTGGCGTCATGACCATCACCGGCTTCAACCTTGATCTCGGCATCACCGTCACCATCCCAGCCGCGGTCGAGACCGATGGCGCTGTAGCGCTGCCGTATCGGCTGCTGGCTGGCCTTGTAAGCCGCTTTGACGGCGATGAGGCTCTGGCCCTTGCAGATGGCGCTCTGACGGCCTCTAGCGGCTCCTACGGGCTTGCAGCGGCCGATGCGGCGGATTATCCAGCGCTGCCGGTTGTAGACGCCGCCACGAGCGAGCTGCACCTATCCGCCGGTATCCGCGCCTGCATGGCAGCTGCCAGCACCGACGCCAGCAAGCAGATGCTTCAAGGCATCCACCTCGGCAATGGCCACATGGAAGCCACAGACGGCCATCGCCTCATGCGTTACGCCATTGACCTGCCAGATGGCCTAGACCTCGTGCTGCCAGCCAGCACCATGCGCCTGCTGCAGGACCGCGTGGTCACGATCGCAGTTGCCAAAGGCCAAGCCGTGATTGACGCAGGCGACGGCATCACCATCTACAGCCGCATCATGGATGGCACCTACCCAGACGTAGCAAAGCTGGTGCCTAGCGAGTTCAAGCACGCCATCACCGCCGACCGTCGTCGCCTGACGCGCGCCCTAGAGCGTGTCGCCATCATTGCCGATGCGCACAACTCCGTCGTCAAGCTCACCGCTGGCAGTGGTGGCCTTGAGATCAGCGCCGAAGCCGATGCCAACAATGGCCGCGAGCTGTTAGCCGTAGAAGGCGCTGCCACTGGCGCATGGGCGTTCAACGTCCACTACCTGCTGGATGGCCTAAAAGCATTCCGGAATCATGAAGCGGTTAAGCTTTTAGCTAACAGCGCTACGACTCCAGTAGTGTTGACACCATCAGACGACGACGGTAAAACCTATCTCGTCATGCCAGTGCAAATCAAACAGTGACATCCATCAAGGATCTCAAATCCGATCATAAAAACGCCAGAAAGCGTACAGATCGCTCGGCTGCGCTCATCGCTGAATCACTCAAGCGATATGGCGCAGCACGCAGCATCGTCATTGATGAAGATGGCCGGATCCTTGCTGGCAATGGCACTGTCGAAGGTGCCAAAGCGGCAGGCATTAATAAACTGCGTGTTATCGAAGCAGAAGGCGATGAACTTATTGCCGTACGTCGCGCTGGCTTAACTGAAGACGAAAAGGTAGGCTTAGCACTCGCTGATAACAGGTCCAGCGACCTCAGCGATTGGGATCACGAGATGCTCCGGCAGCTCAGCGAAGAGCATGACCTCACGCCGTGGTTTGAGGATGATGAGCTACTGGCAGAGGTACTAGAGCCTGAGCAAGGCTTGACGGATGCCGATGACGTACCTGAGGCGCCAGAGGACCCCATCACCAAGCCCGGCGACCTTTGGATCCTTGGTAACCATCGCCTGCTTTGCGGAGACAGCACCAACCCGCAGCACGTCGAACGCCTTATGGACGGCAAAAAGGCGGACATGGTTTTTACTGACCCGCCCTATGGAATGAACCTAGATACCGACTACTCAAAAATGGGGACTTCAACCAAGTCCTACAAACCTGTTCACGACGACGACAAGCCCTTCAACGCTGGCGCAATGATGCGCCTTCTTCCATCTCCTATTTGGTACATCTGGGGCGCGGACTATTTTTGCAACTCCATTCCTATCTGGGATCAAGGCTCCACTCTTGTCTGGGCAAAGGCTCACTCAGAAGACGAAAATAAGGTTTACGGCTCTTCCTTCGAGCTGTGCTGGCGATACCCCAAAGCCAAGAAAGAGCTGTGGTTCGTCCGCCGCATACACATGACCGACGAGCACTTAAAGGCGCATCCAACCCAAAAGCCTTGTGAGCTTTCTGTCCGCGCTATTGAAAAAGACAGCAAGCCAGGTCAGCTCATCGTTGATCTTTTTGGCGGTTCAGGCACCACCCTCATCGCCTGCGAAAAGACCTCACGCCACTGCCGCATGATGGAACTCGACCCCGCCTACTGCGACGTCATCGTCAAGCGCTGGGAAGACTTCACCGGCAAGAAAGCTACACTTGAGGAACATAAGGAGGCGCTGTAATGGCTGCGCCTGGCACCACTAAAGCTGAAACCGAAATGCGGGCGCAGCGCTTTGCCCGCATCATCGCCAATGGCGGTCGGCGTTCCGATTGCTTGAGGTACGCGGAAGAGAACTGGGGGGTAAAAGCCGGCGCTTGCGACCGCTACTTGTCCATGGCGCGGGACATGCTCAAAGCCGATTGGGACATCGAACGCCCGCAGATGATTGCTGACCTGCTATCCCAATGCAGCACACTGCAGATGGAAGCCCGACGCGCTGGGCAGTATCACATCGCTCTTGGCGCCATTAACACCGCAGCCAAGCTCGCCCAACTCTGCTCGTGAGCATCCTTGCCGCAGCGCCGACCGGCAGTGTGCTGCAGCAGCTCAATTACGGCAGTGGTGATGTCGACATGCCGGATTTGCTAACCCGCATCCGCGCTGACCTGCATCCTGGCCAGCTTGCCTTTGTCGATGACAGCGACACGCAGATCCTTGGCATCAGCGCTGGTTACGGCGCCGGCAAGACACGTGCGCTGTGCGCCAAGGCGGTGATGCTGGCCGCAGCCAATCAAGGCTTCATCGGCGCTGTGATGGAGCCAACCGGCCCATTGATTCGTGACATCTGGCAAAACGACTTCGAGCAGTTCCTCGAGGCGTATGAGATCCCATACACCTTCAGGGCTAGTCCGCTGCCTGAATACATGCTGCACCTACCAGGCGGTGACACCAAGATCTTGTGTCGCAGTTTCGAGAACTGGAGCCGCATCATCGGCCTAAACCTTGCATGGGTGCTTGCCGATGAGATCGACACGGTGACGCCATCCATAGCCAATAAGGCATTCCCTAAGATCCTTGGCCGCTTGCGTTCTGGCAATGTGCGGCAATTTGGCGCTGCCAGCACACCAGAGGGCTTCCGATGGATGTGGAACACATTTGGCAGTGAGGATGCCAAAGGTCGCGCTGATCGCAAGCTCATCAAGATGCGCTCAGTCGACAATCCGCATTTGCCGCCGGACTTCATCGAACGCCTACAGGCCAACTACGACCCCAACCTGCTGCGGGCGTATCTAGACGGCGAGTTCGTCAACCTGACTACTGGCACCATCTACGACCGGTTCAGCCGCGACAAGCACGTGGTGGCTGAGCTGCCGGATCTAGACCGCGAGCCGCTGCGCATTGGCGTTGACTTCAACGTTGGCAACATGTCTGCTGTGATCGGCGTCCGCAGCGGCAGCAGCCTGCTAGTGATTGATGAGATCAGCGGCGCGCATGACACTGATGCACTGGCGCAAGAGATCCAAGCGCGCTATCCGCATCGTCGTATCTACATCTACCCAGATGCCAGCGGCGGCAACCGCAGCACCAACGCAAGCCAGACCGATATCCAGATCCTCGAGTCCTATGGCATGTCAAACCAGTCACCACGGGCAAATCCTCCCGTTCGTGATCGCGTGGCTGCTGTTCAGGCTTTGCTGGAAAACGGCAAGGGTCAAGTCAGGCTGAGCATCCACCAGCGCTGCAAGCGGCTGATCGAATGCCTAGAGCTGCAGTGCTACACCGACAAAGGCGACCCTGACAAAGATGCCGGCCATGACCATATGAATGACGCGCTCGGCTACTTGATATGGCGTGAATTCAACCCATTACACGCAGGTGCTGGCCGTAGCACAGGCATCAGACTATATTGATTCCGCCAACTATTACATCTACCCATGCTCAAGGGTGCTGAACTGCTCGCCAAGGTCAAAGAACTGGGCGATATGCCAAAGTCCGAACTGGTACGCGCTTGCGGTTATGTCGTCAAGGATCGCGTGGCATTTACGCAGTTCTATGAGGCATTACTGGAAGCCAAAGGGCTTGACCTCAACGGCAAGACTGCCAAGCGTGGCCGTGGCTTGACCTACAAAGCCAAGGTGCAATTCAACGGCAAGCTGCAAATCGGTGATGGCTACCTGCGTGAAATGGGATACGAACCCGGCGCTGAGTTTGACATCAAGATTGGCCGCAACAGCATCACGCTGACTGCTGCTTAAACTGCACCTATGATCGCGGCGTTGTAATGTACACCGGCTTCAATGCATACGACCGGCCTATTGCGCAGCGCCGCGTTACTCGCGTGCAAGATGCCAATACGGCATGGTATGCGCAAGAGCCGCATTGGATCCTAATTGAAGATCTACTGCAAGGCACCTACGGGATGCGTCGCAAGCATCGCAGGTACCTGCCGCAGGAGCCACGTGAGCTAGACGAGTCCTATGACAACCGCCTAGCACGCAGCGTATGCCCGCCGTTCTATCAACGCCTAGAGCGGATGATGGCTGGCATGTTGACGCGCAAGCCCGTACGGCTTGATGACACAGCTGACATCATCCGCGAGCAGTTGTTTGATGTTGACCTGCAAGGTAATGACCTCAACGTCTGGACCTATGAAACCACCCGCAAGATGGTGCGTTATGGCCACGTTGGCGTACTGGTGGATGCACCTGCTGATGGCGGTCGACCCTATTGGGTGAGCTACACGCCACGGCAAATCCTTGGCTGGCGCGCTGAGCAGCAGGAAGGCCGGCAGGTGCTGACGCAGCTGCGGTTGGCTGAAATTGTCACCGTGCCTGACGGTGATTTTGGCGAAAAAACAGTCGAACAGATCCGCGTACTGACGCCAGGTGAGTTCCAACTGCATCAAAAGCAAGACAATGGTGATTTTGCAATCATCGACGAAGGCCGCACCAGCCTCGACAAGATTCCTTTTTCAGTTGCTTATGCGCAGCGCCATGGCTTCATGGAGTCGCGGCCACCGCTGGAAGATATCGCTGAGCTAAACCTCAAGGCGTATCAGATCCAGAGCGACCTGGACAATCAGCTCCACATCAGCGCTGTGCCGATGCTGGCGTTCTACGGCTTTCCGTCTGCAGCGGAAGAAGTCAGCGCCGGACCAGGCGAGGCAATCGCATTCCCTGCTGATGGCCGCGCAGAATATATCGAGCCTGCTGGCCGCAGCTTTGACTATCAATTCCGCAGGCTTGAGCAGCTTGCATTGCAGATCAATGAGCTAGGGCTATCGGCTGTGCTTGGCCAGAAGCTATCGGCAGAAACTGCAGAAGCAAAGCGCATTGATCGCAGTCAAGGTGACAGCACCATGATGGTAATTGCGCAGAATGTGCAGGACATGATTGACAACTGCCTGCAATTTCATGCGCAGTACATCGGCAACAACACATCTGCTGGCAGCAGCTACGTCAACCGCGACTTCCTTGGCACACGTCTTGAGCCCGCTGAGATCCAAGCACTGCTGCAGCTTTACACCGCAGGCACAATCACGCAAGAAACATTACTGCGTGAGCTTGCCGAAGGCGATGTGCTAGGCGACGACTTTAACGTAGATGAGGAGCTTGAGGCTACGGCTAATGCGGGTCTTGATCTACAACCTGCTGGACTGGGTAACCGATCGCTTAGTGGACCTGATGATCTGGATGGAGCCGAGGAAACCCAGGAGGCAAGAGCTTGATTATCACGTCAGCGCTTTACCGGAAGAGGTTTTAGCGATCGTGCGCATCAGTTGGTACAAAGAAGGCAGACCAGATGAAGTGGATGAAACCATCTTGTACGAAGATGGTCAAAACGGTTATGACGCATTCGCAGCATTAGTTACCACTGCGCTAAACCGCGGCGCCAATGTCAGCATCCGCAGCGGGTATCAACCGGAAGATCTTGGCATTGAACGATGAGCACACCAGAAGCGCTATATCGCAATGCAATCGACCTAAACCGGTACAGCAATAGCGTTGCGCGACGTGTCATCAATGCCTATAACGACATCATCATTGACGCCGTCAATCAACTGCGCACCATTGATGATCTAGCAGCGCCAGTCAAAGCAGCACGGTTGCGTGCAATCCTTGCGCAGCTCAAGGACAGCTTGGCAACATGGGCAGGTGATGCAACGGAGCTGACCGCATTAGAGCTGCAAGGCATTGCGGAGCTGCAATCTGAGTTTGTGGCCGATCAACTGCGGCGTGCATTGCCAGCAGGTGCACGTGATGCAGTGCGTACGGTAGAAATCAGCCCGCAATTTGCGCAGTCAGTAGTGACCACAGATCCAACGCAGATCAACGTGGTGACCTTGAGCGATGACCTATTTGCCGCAGCGTACGGCTCACCGCAGACCTACAGCCTGACTGCTGCTCAAGGTGCCACGATCACATTGCCCAATGGCGAAGTGGTCGCCAAGGCGTTTCGTGGTATTGCCGTTGACCAGGCTGAGCGGTTTTCGCAAGTTGTGCGGCAAGGCTTGCTGACCGGTGAGCCGACACCAGCTATTGCTAAGCGGCTGGTCGGCAATCTCGAATTTGGCGAACAAGCCAAGACCGTGAAGCAACTGGTTGCAGCAGGCGGTCAAGCAACAGCAGTTGCAGATAATCAAATCGTTACCCTTGTCCGTACAAGCATCAATCAAGTTGCCAATGCAGCCAGTCAGCAGGTATATGAAGCGAATCAAGACATCACTAAGAAGTATCGCTATGTGGCAACACTGGATACCCGAACCAGCAGCATTTGCCGTGCATTGGATGGCCGTGAGTTTGAATACGGCAAAGGCCCGACTCCGCCGCAGCACTTCAACTGCCGCAGCACGACGATGCCAGTGATCGACTACAAAGAGCTTGGCTTCACGCCACCACCACCGGCAAAGCGTGCATCAGCAGGCGGCCAGGTGCCGGCAGATCAGACTTACGGGGAATGGCTAGCAAAGCAAGACCTTGAGACCAAAGCAAAAGCATTGGGCGCAAACAAGGTGCCGTACTTCAATCGCCTTGCCGATAAATATGGCCCAACTAATGCCGTCGCCAAGTTAGTCCGCGATGATGGATCAGAGTTAACCTTAGATCAGCTCCGCGCACGATATGGACCTGCCTAGCCTGCGGCATTTTCAAAATGTTGGCATCTACTGCATCTCAAGTGATCCAGTAGAAGCACTGCACGGCGAGGCATGGGTGCCGGCTATTTATACCGACAAGGGTTGGGCAACAGCAGATGGCTCTACACTATTAACAGGTATCGAGGCGTGGCGCTATGGCGAAGAAGCCGACCAAAGCCGACAAAAAGATCAGCAAAGTGATGAGAGAATACAAAGCGGGAGCATTGAGGAGCGGCAAGCCGGGACCAGGAAAAGGTCCAGTCGTAAAAAGTCGCAAGCAGGCAATAGCAATTGCGCTATCTGAAGCTGGCAAATCACGCAAAGGTAAGAAGTGATGGCAATCGGCATCGGCTCGCGTGTCAGCTGGATTTATCAAGGCGTTCGCACCTTTGGGCAGGTAACTGGCGCAGCTGGAAAGCGTGCAACCATCACAACGCAAAATGGTGGAAAAATAACAAGAGTGGCTCAACCTGGCGACCCAGTGCTTGAGATCAAATCAGAATCCACTGGCGGCAAAGTTTTGAAGCTTCGCTCGGAGCTTCGTGAAGCACCGTTAAAACGGTAAATAGAATGTGACCATGCCTCTTTAAAAAAACAATGGCACGGACCTACAAGCGCGACAAAATGGGCCGCTTCGCCGGCGGTGGCGGTGGCGGTGGCGGTGGCAAAAAAAGTGGCGGCAGCAAGCAAGGCAGTCAAGCAGTTAGCCAAAGAGTTGCTACTCGTTACGAAAACAAATCTCGCGCCAATGAACTGAAAGCTAAAGGTACAACTGCAATCGGCGGTCGTGTTAAAGCGCAAGGCTTTATCGGCCAAAAAGCCGCTGAGAAACGTGCCGGGGGTCTTCGTGCCACCAATGTGAAGGGCCTGAAAACCAAAGCTACCGGTGCTGGCGCAGGGACTCGTTCTGGCATGAAGGCCAGCGCTGCTCAGGCTGGCAAGACTCGCTCTAAAGCTGCGTCTAAGGGCACAAAGAAAATGAGCAAAGCTCCGGTTAGCGCCGCCAAGGCTCGATTCAAGGAGCTGAGTGGTCGCGCTCGCCAGTCCTCGCCGCTTCGTTCTGCAGCAGAAAATCGCAAGGCAGCCGGCGCTAAGCGCAGCCTTGCAACAATGATCAAAAAGCGCGGCGTTTAATTAACACTATCTCAGGCACACGCAATGGCTCGTTCTTATAAGCGTGATCAGCTTGGTCGATTTGCAGCCGGCGGTGGCTCTTCTGGCCGCCGCCAGCTGCGTTCTCAAGTCGGCACATCGGCGACATCAGCACGACTCAAGCGCAACCCTGCTAGCGGTACCGCCAAGCCCGCCGGTACCATTTCCGGCTCTCGTTACGGCAGATCTGTTGATCAGTTCAGTCGTGAGATGCAAGCTATGTCAGGCAGGAAGATCAATGCAAAAGTCAAGCAACGACCAACCAGCTTGAAAGAGCAGGCTGCTCAAGCTGGAATCAAGCCGCGCGGAACGCGTACAACAGCGCCTCGCACAATGCGTGACGCCAATTTCGTGACATCAGCTCCGGTCGGAACAATCCCAAAGCGAAATCCTTCTGCCGCCATTTCAAGCAGCATGAAGCAGCGCCGCACCGTGACTGCTACAGCCTCAACACGACAGCCACAACGATCAAAGGCAGCGGCCGCTAAAGCAGAAAAGGCAGATGGCATCATGGTGAGAGGAGAATTCAGGCAATTGCCTCGCCAGCGCAATAGAATTCGCCGTTGAATTCTATTTAGCTAATAAATTCATCTAGTGTGCCCAGGTTTTCCATGATCTCCTGAGCAAAATCAGTGATGAATACCAAGTCGCCATCTGCATCACGAGCGATGGCGACAATGCTTGATAAATGAAGATTGCCAACAGTGGCAAATGCCATTGCCTCATTGCCGTTCTCGTCGATATCAATGACGCGCTTAAGCGCATTGCGAATGGCGCGCGACCCAAGGCCGTCAGGATCCGATGCGATAATTTCCATGCGGCTAGCCTAGTCCAGCAGCAATGCTTGCACCATGATCACCTACCGCGGCGAGCAGTTTGACGGCTACAACAAGCCGAAGCGGACGCCAAAGCATCCGAACAAGTCGCACGCAGTGCTCGCCAAGGAAGGCGACAAGGTGAAGCTGATCCGCTTTGGTCAGCAGGGTGTCAGTGGCAGCCCATCAAGGCCAGGCGAATCCAAGGCAGCAGAATCGCGGCGTGCATCATTCAAAGCTCGACACGCCAAGAACATAGCCAAAGGGAAAATGTCTGCTGCATACTGGGCTGACAAGGAGAAGTGGTAACGTAGAAGTGTAATTAAGCCTGCGGCTTATCCATGTCTGATGAACAACAAACCCAAGAGCCTGCGGCTACTGGGGCTGATGCCGATGCACTGCAGCGCAGTGTTGAAGCGCTAGAACGCAAAAACCAAGAACTGATCGCTGAATTGCGGCAAGCGAAGAAGGCGCCAAAGCTCCCTGATGGTGTAAACGTCGATGAGCTGCTCGAGTTCAAACGCAACTACGAGCAGCAGCAGCTTGAATCACAAGGCAAATACCAAGAAGCACGCCAAGCCTTAGAGCAGCAGTTCCGTGAGGCGACGGCGGAGAAGGACAAGCGCATTTCAGAGCTTGAGTCACGCGTCCGCGAGCTGGAGCTGGTCACACCAGCAGTGACCGCACTGGCTGAGATCGTGCACGATCCCGATCTCGTGCTTAAGACCAAGCTGTCGCCTGACGCAATCCAGCGCGAAGCAGATGGCACCGTCGTGGTGGTGGATGGCTACCAGCGCACGCCCGTTAGCGAATGGGCCAAGACGTTGCCTGCATGGATGCAGAAGCAACCCAAGCCGCAAGGCAGTGGCGCACCAACCGGCGGCAGCAATGGCGCTATCCCATCAGGCATGGCTAATCCATTCAGCCGCGAGACATTCAATCTCACTGAGCAGTCGCGGTTGTTCCGCACAGATCGTGATCTATACGATCGGATGAAAGCAGCAGCCAACCGTTAGTATTTGAGTGTCTGCTCGTGATGGCTGCGCCACATAGAGCCTAGGGCTGCGCCCACATCCGTAAACCCTTTTTGAGGATTAGTCATGGCGACCCTTCGCTCTGACATCATCATCCCCG